CTTTCCTGAGCTGATCGGCAAAGAGCTTGAATCATGGGCTCAAGGTGAGTATCAAAAGATCATTAGGAGAGGCTGATGGCTGCTGCAGATCTCAACACCATTAGGGCAACTATTGAAGGCAGGCTGGCAACAGAGCTTGCAAGCAGTCCAGCCATCCCGGTTGTTTTTCACAACATGCCCTATGAGCCAACGCCAAACAGTTCTTGGGTTCAGTGTTTAACAACCTTCGGCTCAAGTGAATATCTTGGGCACGGGTCAACCTCAAACTCGTACAACCGGATTGTGGGCTTGGTTGTTCTGAACATATTTTCCGCCAAAGGCGTAGGCCCTGGCGCTAATTACGTTATTGGAAAACGAATCCGAGACCTTTACAATAGGGTGATCGTGTCGGGGGTTTTCTTCGACGCTCCAATCGGTCCAGAGGCACTGGCTTCACCAGCACCCGAGGGCTATTTTCAAACACAGGTCCGTGTGACCTTTGAATCCATCGAGGAACTCTGACCATGGCCACCCTCCGAGGCGAATCCGGTTCAGTTGAATTTGAAACTGGTTCAGGCAGTCTTGCGACTGTTGTAGGCACCCGCAGTTGGAGCCTGACAACTACAAAAGAAACGCTTGACACCACTGTTCACGGCAACACGTTCCGTTCTTTTATCGGCAGCATGATTAGCGGCTCCGGCACTGTTGAGCTGGTGTATGACCCAGACGCAACCGGACAGGCGGCTTTCGTTGAGGATGTGATGAAGACAGGTGACACGGCAGATGCGTCGTTTGAGTTGTTCACAGCCGGCAGCACAAACGGCACTGATTCTGTCAGCTTCGCTGGAATTATCACCGACATGGAAATCAGCTCCACAGTTGGTGAACTTGTGACTGTTAGCTGCAGCTTTGTCACTAGCGGCACTATCACTTCCAACCTGGAGTGAGGAGGCTATATTTAAGCGGCAAATGTGTTGCTTAAATGCCTGCTACTGAACGGACGGTTGATTTGCTGGTTGGGGCCTTTGATCTCAACCAGCGCCGCAAGTATGAACTAAAAAATGAAGCAGGCGACAAGATTGTTGACCTGTACTTCAAACCGATTACACGCGCTGACCGCAAGAAGGCACAAAGCCATGCTGGGTCTGAAGAGGCGTTGGTGATCAGCACCCAGATGCTTTGCCAGATGGCAGAGCTTGAGGATGGCAGCAAGGCTTTTGCGGCTGCTGATGCTGAAAAGCTTCAGCGCAAGTTGCCTGAAACTGTCCTGAACGACATTGAGCTGTTCTTGTTCGGCATTGGTGAAGAAGCCGGGTTGGACGACGCAAAAAACGACTAAAGCAGGACAAGTGGGCTTCTTTTGAGTTCTTCCTGGCCTGCGAGCTTGGCATGACAGTCAGCAGGCTTCGCACGGAGTTAACCGATGCGGAGCTTGTCTATTTTGCTGCGTTCTACGAGATCAAGAACGAAGAGCAGGAGAAAGCAATGGATCGCGCAAAAATGAAGCAGCGGTAAGATTAGAGCACTGCTCAGGCGAGTATGGCGGAATCTAATATCAGGTTGAGGGTTGACGCCTCGCAAGCAGTCGCACAGTTGCGGCAGGTAAACGGGTCTGTAAAGAGGTTAGGAGCTAATTTTGGCAGGGTTCAAGCAGGTGCTGGCAGACTTCAATCTGCGATTGCCGGCATAGGTCTTACTTTAATTGCAAGACAAGCTGTTGGGGCTGCGGCCTCTTTTAACGACTTGCAGACGAGACTCAAGCTGCTCACGAGTGAGTATGGAGAGTTTGAACAAGCACAGGAGCTTGTTGCAAGATCTGCGAAAACTTTTGGCCTTAGTAATCGCGAAGCGGCTGAGGGCGTCACAGATATTTTTGCAAGACTAAGACCTCTCGGCGTATCGTTACGAGACATAGAATCTACGTTTGTTGGCTTCAATTCGGTTGCAAAGTTAAGTGGAGTAAATTCCGTACAAGCAAGTGCAGCGTTTACACAACTTGCTCAGGCATTAGGCTCGGGGGCTTTAAGGGGCGATGAATTTAACAGCATTGCGGAACAGGTGCCGGGGCTGCTCACAGCTATAAGTCAAGAGACTGGTGTAGCACAAGGCCAGTTAAGAGATTATGCGGCGGAAGGTAAAATAACTTCAAAGGTTGTGATTGGCGCATTAAAGAGAGTCGAAAAAGAAGGCGGCGATAAAATTAAAAAGTTAATTGAGCAATCAGATGTGCAAAAATTCAAAAATTTTGAGAATGCGGTAGACAAATTAAGCGTAGCAATAGGCGATAAACTTTTGCCTATTGTGACTCCTTTGATTACAAAAATAACCGAGTTAATTGATGGATTTGCGGCGCTGCCAAAACCTGTGCAAGACACAACTGTTGCTGTTAGCGCATTAGCTTTAGCTGTAGGAGTTTTAGGTCCAGCAGTAAAGGGGCTGACCGGGGCTATAGGGATTTTTAATGGTGCAGCTGTTATTTCTGCCGCAATAAGCGGAACTGCGGCTTTGGGTGAAAAAGCTTTAGCTGCAGCAGCCGGCAAAAAAGCGTTAGCGGCAGCCGTCACGGCTGCAAATGCCAAGATTACTGTGGCAACTGTTAGCGCCGGGCTTTTAAAGCTTGCTTTGCTTGCTTTGCCGTTTGCGGCTGTTGCAGGGGCGGCGGCATTTTTTATTGCAGATTTAGTCAAGGCTCAACAGGAGCAAGCGAATTTCAACAGTGTTTTAGAGACCGGCACTAAAAAGATGTTGGAAAATGCACTTGCAACGGAAAGAGCAAATCTTGCGCGTGCTGAATCGTTTGTACTTCAAGGCAGAGGCGAAGGCAGGGAGGCTTTTCAAGCACCTATTAAAAGAGCGAAACTGCGAATCGCGCAGCTTGAAGCGAAGCTTCTAGGTGTTGGAGTAGTTGACCCGCCAGTAACCCTTCCCCCTAAGCCCACATTGAAAACTACTTCTGATTCAAGTGATGTCGACGAAAGCAAAACAGACCCAAGCATAGCTGCGCGTAAAAACGCTCTTGAGGCGTTACAGGCAGATAGGGACAGGTTGGCTATCGCTTTTGCACGTAACGAGGAAGAAGCAAGAATGATTGATTTGCAACAGAGGATTAGAGACGTTAGGGCACAGGAAGAACTTGTCGGCAAAAAAATAACTGATGATCGCATTCAGGCTATTAGGTCTGAATTTACTGTTCTGGAAGTCAAAAAATTTCAGCAAAAAAGAAATGAAGAGATAGCAGACCAGCAGCAAAAAAATGCAGAGGACCTCAAAAAAGCTCAGGATGCAGAAGCAGAGCGCATTAAAAAATTAGCGCAGCGGTATCAGGGCATCGCTGACACCATTGCTAACGGCGTTGTGGATGCACTCAAGGGCGCTGTGGATGGCACTAAAACGCTGGCTGAATCGGCATCCAACCTGTTGAACAACTTGGCTAACGATCTGTTGATGGTCGCTAAAAACATGTTGTTCTTTGGCAGCTTGGGGGGCGGCCTGTCAAAAGGCAGTGGATTGCTTGGCAACCTCTTCGGCGGTTTCTTGGCTGACGGTGGGACGGCAACGGGTGGCCGTTCTTTCATCGTGGGCGAACGTGGCCCTGAACTATTCACGCCAGGCAGGACCGGCAGCGTTACACCAAACAGCGCCCTGGGCGGTTCTAACATCGTTGTGAACGTCGATGCCTCTGGCTCTAGTGTTGAAGGCGATTCTGAACAAGCAGGACAGCTCGGCAAGATGCTTGGCGCTGCTGTTCAGGCAGAGCTGATCAAACAGAAACGCCCTGGAGGATTACTCGCGTAATGGCAACCTTTCCCTCAATCACGCCTGCTTACGGGCTGCAAAAATCAAGCGCACCGGCAGTACGAACTGTACGTTTTGGTGATGGTTACGAACAAAGGCTCACGTTTGGCCTGAATCAAAATCCAAAGGTTTACAGCCTGACTTTCAACGTGTCAGAGACTGACTCGGACACCATCGAGACGTTCTTGGACGCTAGAGCTGCGGACAATGAAGCGTTTGATTTCACACCACCGGGTGAGGGCAGCAGCTCCAAGTTTGTTTGTGAGACTTGGAGCAAGTCAATTCCGTACTTGAACCGGGCCACGATTCAGGCAACATTCAGGGAAGTCTTTGAACCGTAATGGCATTTACTGCATGGGCTGCTAGCACTGCTTTTTCTGTTGGTGACGTTCGACGCGCCACGGCGTTGCAACCTAGCGGCCTGGTCTTCCGCTGCACAACCGCTGGAACGTCTGCCAGTTCAGAGCCGGAGTGGCCTACAGATATTGGCAGCACTCTTGTTGATAACACGGTCACATGGACGGCCATAAGCTCAATCCATGAGGAGCTGGCAAAGCTTGCCCCAAGCGCAATCATTGAACTGTTTGAGCTGCATCTTGATAACGACTTGCACGGTGCAACGACAGTCGTGCGCTGGCACAGCGGGGCAAATGCAGATGTTGACGGCAACATCACTTGGAACAGCAACACTTATTTCAGGTTGCCTGTAAAAGCTGAAGGGTTTGAGTACAGCAGCACAGGCAGTTTGCCGCGCCCGACTCTGTCTGTCGCGAACCTTGCCAACACCATGACGGCGTTACTGCTGGAGGTAAACCTTGTCACGCCAGGGAATGACCTTACAGGTGCAGAGGTGAAACGTATTCGCACGCTGAAAAAATTCTTAGATGGCGAGTCTGCCGCAGACCCCTACGCAAGTTTCCCAGAAGAGATTTGGTATGTCGACCGCAAGGCATCTGAGAATCGGGATGCTGTGAGTTTTGAACTAGCAAGCAAATTTGATATGGCCGGAACGGTTGTTCCCAAGAGGCAAATTGTCGCCAACATCTGTCAGTGGGAATACCGCAGCACAGAGTGCAGCTATTCAGGTACTGACTTTTTTGATGTTAATGACAACGCTAAGACCAGCCGCGCAGATGATCGGTGTGGCAAGCGTGTTAGCAGTTGCAAGGCACGGTTTGGCGCTTCAGCTGAGCTGCCGTTCGGATCGTTCCCTGGCGCTGGCTTGACTCAATGACGCTGCCACCGTCGGTCACACAGGCTGCGCTAGAGCACGCAAAACAGGAAGCGCCTAAAGAGTCTTGCGGTTTAGTGGCCGTTGTCAAAGGCAGGCGTCGTTATTTCCCCTGCACCAACTTGGCAGAGACTCCAGATGAGCACTTTGTGCTGGATTCTGCGGAGTATGCAGAAACTGAAGACAGGGGAGAAATTGTTGCCGTTGTGCATAGCCACCCAGTCACAAATCACGCACCATCCCCGGCTGACCGTGTGGCGTGCGAAAACAGCGGGCTGCCTTGGTACGTCGTCAACCCAAATACAGAGCTGTGGGGGTACTGCGAACCAGAAGGGTTTGAGCTGCCTTATGTAGGGCGTGAGTTTGTGCATGGCCTAGTTGATTGTTATTCACTTTGCCGCGATTGGTATAAGCGCGAATGGGGTTTGGATCTCCATAACTATGAACGGCGTGATCAGTGGTGGGAGAACGATCAAAACCTGTACTTAGACAACTTTGAAAAGGAAGGCTTTCGCCGGATTCCGGTGTCAGAGCTGCAGCGGGGCGATGCGTTGTTGATGCAACTGTCCTCGCCTGTTCCGAACCATGCAGCGATCTACATTGGAGATCAGCAAATTTTGCACCACATACAAGGGAGGCTGTCGAGCAGAGACGTTTTCGGCGGGTATTATTTGAAAAACGTGAGTTGCGCTCTAAGGCATGAAAGTCGTTAAGGTCTACGGCGCATTGCGAGAGCAGCTAGGGCAAGGCCGGTTTGAGTTTGTAGCTGATACGCCGCAACAGGCATTAAAGGCTCTGTTTGCAAACTTCCCAGGTCTACAGAAGTGGATGCTGGATCAAGAAAAGGACGGCATGGCTTACCGGGTCACCGTTGGCCAAGACGTGGTTCATGACGATGACGTGACCGGGTTGTTCTTGCCTTGGAGCGAGCGTGAAGTGTTCAGGATTGCGCCAGTGTTGGCTGGTGCGGGACGAGGCACTGGGCAGATACTGGCGGGCGTTGGCTTGATTGCTGCTTCTTTTTTGTTGCCAGGCGCGGGGTTGTTTGGGACAACTAGCATTTTTGGCGCACAGGCTGCTATTGGTGTTTCAACTACAGCCGTGTTGAACGCTGCTGCGTTTGGTACGGCACTATCTGCGGTTGGTGCTTCTTTGGTGCTTACCGGGGTGGCGACGATGATTTCACCAACGCCGCAAGTTTCCCCAATTACAGGCGGTCGCGGCAAGGAGGCAGCCAAGCTTGAGTCGTTCAGTTTCAGTGGGGTGGTCAACACCACCAAACAGGGCTTGCCCGTCCCAATCGCTTACGGGCGTTTGTTTGTTGGCTCTGCTGTCCTTTCGTCCGGCTTAGACACTGATGACTAAACGAATTATTGGCGCTGGCGGCGGCGGCGGTTGCTTTACCGCTGAGACGCTTGTTGCTGTCCCTGGCGGGCAGACTCGCATTGATGAGATCGTTGTTGGCTCAAGCGTTCTGAGCTTTGACGACAAAGGCGAGATCCATTCAGCCAAAGTCCTGAAGGTTCATAAACATGAGAATGAACGAGTTGTCAGATACGCGCTTTGGGGCGGTGAGTTCTTAGACGCGACTCCTAACCATTGGGTGCTGAACCAATACAACGCTTTCGTTGAGATTGGAACGCTTGAGGCTGATGATTGCGTCGTTGATTCGCTGAACCAGCTGCGGCCAATCCTTAGCCGCGACGAGCTGGGCAACCATACGGTTTACAACCTGACGGTTGAAGGCCGCCATACCTTTATCGCCAACGGTGTTCGTGTCCACAACGCTGGTTTAGGCAGCAGGATCATCGGTGCTGGAGGCGGCGGTGGCGGCAAAGGTGGAGGAGGTGGAGGCGGAAGCAGTCGCACACCGACAGAAGCTGACGACAGCTTGCAGTCAGTTCAATTTGCCTCTGTCCTTGACCTTCTAAGCGAAGGGGAGATTGACGGCATTGAAAACGGCAACAAAGGTATTTTCTTGGATGGAACGCCTGTTGAGTCTTCAGGCGGCTCAAATAATTTCACCGGCTTTTCGGTTGACACCCGAAACGGCACGCAGGCTCAGTCGTACATTGCTGCCGTTGAGGGCACACAGAGTGAAAAGAATGTAGGAGTTGAGATCCTAAACAGCACCGCAGTAACGCGAACAATCACAGACACCGATGTAGACCGTGTTCGGATTACAGTTTCGGTTCCTTCTTTGCAAAAGATTGAAGATGATGGCGATATTGTAGGCAATTCAGTTTCCTATAGAATCCAAGTTCAATACAACGGGGGTGGCTTTAATACCGTTGGCAGTGATAAAACTATCAGCGGCAAAAGCAGCGATCAGTATTTGCGTGATCACATCATTACGCTGACCGGGGCATTCCCCGTTGACATAAAACTGGTGCGAATCACTGGTGACAACCAGACTTCAAAAAATCAAAATCGCACATTCTGGTCAAGCTTTACCGAAATCATTGACGAAAAGCTGCGCTACCCGAACAGCGCATTGTGTCATCTGCGTTTTGACTCGCGCCAGTTCTCAAACATCCCAGCACGCAAGTATTTGATTCGTGGGATCAAGGTACGCATTCCAAGCAACGCAACCGTAGACACAACAACGCATCTGGGGCGGCTTACCTACAGCGGTGTGTGGGACGGTACGTTCCAAGCGGCAACCTGGACGAACGACCCAGCCTGGTGCTTATTCGATTTGCTTACAGATACTCGTTACGGGTGTTCCGTGCCTGAGTCTTCGCTAGATCGCTACGACTTTTTCTCAATATCGCAGTATTGCAATGAGCTGGTTTCAGACGGCAGGAGTGGTCAAGAAGTGCGTTTCGCCTGCAACATGCTGCTGAACAGTCGTGATGAGGTGTTCAATGTCATATCCGAGATGACGAGCATCTTCCGGGGCATCTCTTATTACGGTGCTGGTTCACTTGTTCTTTCGCAGGACAAACCAGCTGATTCGCAGTATCTGCTTGGGCCTTCAAATGTTGTCGATGGCCTGTTCACTTATTCAGGTTCATCGCAAAAATCACGACATACATGCGCGACCGTTGCGTACCAAAATTACGACGACCTAGGAGAGGTTTCATTTGAGTACGTTGAAGATGATGATGCAGTCAGCAAATACGGTGTCATCAATAAAGACATCAAAGCTGTCGGCTGCTATTCGCAAGGTCAAGCAAACAGGCTGGGCAAATGGACGCTTCTAAGCGAGCAAGAACTTACAGAAACTTGCACGTTTTCGATTGGGATTGACTCAGGCATTATTGTGCGCCCTGGGATGGTCATTGACGTTGCTGATCCTGTTCGCGGGGCTACACGGCGAGTTGGTCGTGTGAAGTCTGCAACGACAACCGCAGTGACAATAGACAGCACCACTGATTTTTCGGTGGATATGGGCGAGTCACCAACAATCTCTGTGGTCCTGCCAACTGGCCTTGTAGAAACAAAAACCATTGACTCCATTGCTTCTGCAGTTATCACTATTTCTGGCAGTTTTAGCCAAGCCCCAGCCGCAAATTCAAACTGGTTGATTCAAACCACTGATATTCAGTCACAGCAGTTCCGTGTTGTCTCAGTTGCTGAAGGTGACGACGGTATTTTTTCCGTAACTGCGATCAGATACAACCAAACTATTTATGACGCTGTTGAGAAAGACCTCAACCTGACGCAGCGCGACATTACTAATTTGTCAGCTACTCCAGACCCCGTTTCTAACGTATCTGTTACAGAGTTTTTATACGAGGATGATGGGATTGTCAGAACTGGTGTTGACTTGAGCTGGTCAGGAGACCGCAGAAGGGTATCCGAGTACCGCGTTAAATATCGTCTTGATGATAACAATTTTGAGGAAATTATAACTTCCTCCACGTCTCCGCAGATCAAAGGATTAAAGACAGGCACTTTAGAAGTTCAAATCATTGCTTACAACTACATTGGCCGCCAAAGCACAATCGTCAAAAACTCATTTGAGCTTGTGGGCAAAACGGCGTTACCGGGCAATGTGCAGAATCTAACGATTGAGGCAATATCAACTAACTCTGCGCGACTTAAGTGGGATGAAACTGTTGATCTTGATGTAAAGGTTGGCGGCAAAGTTCACATCCGGCACAGTAGTAAGACCGATGGTTCTGCAACTTTCAGTAACAGTGTTGACTTGATTACTGCGATTGCAGGCAATTCAACCGAGGCGAATGTTTCGCTGCTCGAAGGGGAGTATATCGTCAAGTTTGCAGATGACGGCGGCAGGCTTAGCCCTGCTGACGCCAGCGTGATCGTGGATCAACCTGATGCACTAGGGGATCTGCTTGTTAAGAACCATCGGGAAGACCAGCAAACACCACTGCCGTTCCAAGGCACGCACGTAGATACTTTCTACAGCAGTGAGTTTGACGCCCTAACGCTTGACGGCTCTCAGTTGATCGACGACGAGGGCGACATAGATGACATCACTTCAATAGATTTTCTCGGTGACATCAAGTCACTGGGCACTTACACCTTCCTTGACACTATTGATATGGGCCTGGCGCTTAACGCTGTTGAGCTGAAGCGTCGGTTTGTTACGCGGGCGTTTTTGCCGAGAGACCTTATGGACGGGCGCACCGCAAACATTGATGACTGGGACGACATTGATGGCGATGACGTAAACAACGTCAATGCAGAGCTGTACGTGCGAACCACAAATGACGACCCAAGCGGGTCTCCAACTTATGGCGATTGGACGACGTTCAACAGCGGCACATTTAAGGGTCGTGCCTTCCAGTTCAAGACAGAGCTGACCAGTGATCAGGTGGATGAAAACATCCTTGTTGATGAGCTGGGCTACAAGATTGAGCTGAAATCACGCACGGAGTCGTCGGATGCAGCTGTTGCCAGCGGCACCAGCACCAAGTCAGTGACGTTTGAAAAACCGTTTTTCACTGGCACGTCAGCCCTTGGGGGCGTCAATGCTTACCTGCCAAGCGTTGGAATCACCGTGCAGAACCTAGGGGCCAACGAACGCTTCAACATCTCAAACGTCAGCAGCACCGGGTTCAACATCGATGTGTTGGACGCAAGCAACAACAACGTCAATCGCAATTTCACTTACTCAGCAAACGGCTATGGCCGAGGGCAGTAGAATCAGGCGATACCAAGCAGATTTGTTGTGGCAACACACGATTACAATCTTGCAAACGGCACAGGTGCGGCGTTCCGTGCAGATCTAAATAACGCCCTGTCTGCTGTTGCGTCAAATAACAGCAGCTCAAGCGATCCCGCCACGACGTTCGCCTATCAGTGGTACATAGACACTGGCGACAATACCCTCAAGATCAGGAATGCGGCTAACGATGGCTACGTTAACGTCAGCACTGTTGGCGGGGTTGGAACGGCCAACTTTGGGCTTGCCCCATTAGCAAGCCCGACGTTTACAGGCGATGTCGTCATTAGCAGCACGTCGGCACTGCAGATTCCATCTGGCACAACGGCGCAACGGCCAGGCAGCCCAACTGCCGGAGACCTGCGGTTTAACACCACTACTACTGCAGCAGAGATTTACGACGGCTCAGCGTTTGTTGCTGTTGGAGGACTTAGTAATAACAGCAGCCGAAGCAACAGCACGGGCATTGGAGAGAATGCACTAGATAATGACACTGGAAACGACAACACAGCTTTAGGCGCTGATGCGATGACAGCCGCTACCAGCGGTGCAAACAATACGGGAGTTGGAGCAGAGGCTCTTACTGCTCTTACTTCTGGCGGTCAAAATGCAGCTGTTGGATCAGATGCTCTTAAGGCAAACACTACTGGTTCGAACAATTCATCCGTTGGATTTTCATCTCTTCTGAGCAATACTACCGGGTCTAGTAATACGGCTGTTGGTAAAAACGCTCTCCAAAACAACACCACTGCCGATGACAACGTAGCTGTTGGTGAAGA